TATTTAACATACACGGGAATAACTGCGCCAACTTATGCAGAAGGTCGTGTTTGGTATGACTCTACTTCCAAGGCTTTGGCTTACTACAACGATGTAAGTAGTGTTACCGCGCACATAAGCCAAGATTTAATTTTAAAAGTAATTAACAATACTGGGTCAACCATTGCTAATGGCTCTCCTGTTTACATTACTAGCACTTCTAGTGGGCAAACATATCCTAATATTGCTCTTGCCAAGGCTGATGTCGCATCAACTTCGGCTGTTATTGGTTTAACAAATGGTTCAATTGCTAATGGTGCAGTAGGTTATGTAACTGCTCAAGGCAGTATAGATGGAGTAAATACAGGAACATTTACTGTTGGACAGGTTCTTTATTTAAGCCCTTATTCAGCAGGTCAATTGATGAACACAATTCCTCCAACAGGAATTACTGTTCAAGTTGGCGTAGTGTCTTATGTAAATAGTTCTGCTGGCAAAATTTATGTAAAACAAACAACGCCTTTAAATGTACCCGCTTCAATTATTTCTGGGCAAGTTGCTATTGCTAATGGCGGTACAAATGGCACGGCTACACCTACTGCGGGTGCTGTTGCTTATGGAACTGGCTCTGCGTATGGATTTACTACTGCGGGGACTAGCGGTCAAGTTTTAACTTCTGCGGGTTCTGGAACGCCTACTTGGTCAACGCCAACTACGGGAACAGTAACAAGTGTTGCGGCATCTGCTGGAACAGGAATAAGCGTTACTGGAAGTCCAATTACATCTAGTGGCACTATAACAATTACAAATACAGCACCCGATCAAACTGTTTCATTAACTGGCGGTACAGGAATTGCAACTAGTGGTACATATCCTAGTTTTACAATTACCAATAGTTTGCCTGACAGAACAGTTGCAATTTCTAGCGGAACTGGCATATCTGTAACAGGTACTTATCCTAATTTTACTGTTACCAACACTAGCCCATCTTCTGGTGGAACTGTTACTTCTGTTGCAACGTCTGGCACAGTAAACGGCATTACGCTCACTGGTGGACCAATTACTTCTAGTGGAACTGTAACTCTTGGTGGAACATTAGACCTATCTAGCCCACCTACGATTGGTGGTACTACTCCAAATACAGGCACATTTACAACTCTAATTGGTGGTGGTTCTTCTGCTAACTACGGACAACTAACAGGTGGTGCTACTACCAAAGCAGTTCAATTCCAAACGCTAGGAAGTGATGGCAATGTATCTTTAGCAATCCAACCCAAGGGAACGGGTGCTATTGACCTAGCGGCTGGTTCTAGCGGTGTGAACATAAGTAATGGTGGTACTGTTACTGCTATTACTAAAACAGCAAACGGAACTGGTTATACATCTTTTCCTAGCATTGCTATTACTTCCCCTACAACTGCTGGTGGTGTACAAGCAGTTGCCACAGTTACAACTATGTTGAACATTGCCGCTACGATTGCTAGTGGCGGTACTGGGTACACAGTTAGTGATGTTTTGACAGTTTCTGGGGGAACTCCAGTATCAAGTTCAATAACACTTACAGTTACATCTGTTTCATCTGGTGTAATTACAGGAATTTCAACTACAACCTTTTTTCAATATTCTGTACTTCCAACAAATCCCGTTTCAGTAACAGGAGGCACAGGCTCTGGTGCTACTTTTAATATTACTTGGACTCCATCCGCAATCAATATTGGAACGGCTGGCTCTGGCTACGTAGAACAACCAACAGTAAGTTTCTCAGGTGGTGGTGGCTCTGGTGCTACTGCTTATGCTACTGTGGGTGCGGGTTCAATTATTCGCTCACTAGGTAGCACTGGAACGCAGTCATTGAGTTTTTATGTTCCAAGCGGTGAAATATTGCGTCTGCGAGATACGGGAACAACTGGCACTTACATGATGTTAAACAACACCGCATCTGGTGTTAACTTTATTGCACAAGGGACTGCAAACGCATTTCTTGCTTTTAACTCCAATGGCACTAGCGCAATTCAATTTGGTACAAACGGAAATACTGGCACTACCCAAATGCAAGTTTCCCACACAACCTCTGCTGTTAACTATGTACAGGTGACGGGTGCGGCTACTACGGGTTCTGTTGCAATATCGGCTCAAGGTAGTGATGCAAATATTGGATTGCAACTTACACCAAAAGGAACTGGAAACATAACTTCTATTGGTGGATTGGCTCTTTTAAATGGAACAGCAATTCCTGCTGGTGGAACTTTAAACACAGGATTAAGATTTTCATCAACAGCAAGTTTTGGGGTATTTTTTGGTTCTGGTGCACCTACGTTATCTGCCGCGCAGGGTTCTATATATTTGCGTTCTGATGGTTCTGGCATAGCAAATAGAATGTACATCAATACAAATGGTTCAACCACTTGGACTAATGTTGTAACAGCCGCATAAGGAAAAACATGGCATTACTTAAATCAATCGACACAGACTACGGCATACCAGCGACTTATTGGAACATTGGCGCAGTCCAAGAAGACTTTAAGGGTCAAGGTACAGAAGTCACTTTCTATGGTTATGCCTCACAACAGGCTAGAGAGCAAGGTAAACAACCCTTGTCTGCTGGTAAAGTGCAGATTAGTGGTGATGAATATGTAGCGGGTGCTGATAGAGCGCAGTTATATGCCATTATTAAACAAAAACCAGAATTTGAAGGCGCAGAAGATGTCTGATATTGATTTAGTCAAATACGGAGTCCTATGGCAAAAAGTCGAAGACTATGAAAGACGCTTTGATGACATGGATAAAAAGATGGACAAAATGGAAGGTCAACTGGAAAAACTGGTTGAACTTGCTAACAAAGGGCGAGGTGGTTTTTGGGCTGGCATGGTTCTTATCTCTGCTTTGTCTAGTTTTATTGGCTATGCGTCACACTTGTTAGGCGGTAAAAATTGACCCTTTTTCTTTGCTTATGCTGGCTCAAGGTGCTTGTAGTGCAATCAAGCAAGGTTGCGCTATGTTGCATGAAGGTCGTATGCAATTGGAAGGTGCAAAATCCACTATTCAAGGGGTGCAAGCAGACCTTAAAGCAATTAAAGGAATCTGGGATTGGCTGGTTGGTTTGTTTGGTAAAAAACCAGAAACCAAGCCTGTGGAGAAAGCGAAAGCCCCAAAGCCCAAAAAAGATCAATCCTATGAAACAATGGAATTGGAAGTTATCAACAATGTTGGAATCCAACTAGGTAATTTCTTTGACATACAAGCGCAGTTAAATAACTATTACGCATCATTAGAAGCAGAATCAAAAGAGCATTACGACCCAACACAAAACACTTCTAAAAAAGCAATTGAGCGAGCGTTGGTGGAATTGCAGATGGAAAATCTAGATGCCCAGATTCGTGAACAAATGACAATATACGCGCCAGCAGAATTGAAGGCGATATACACAAGATTTTTAAAGATGTATGCCAAAATCCAGCAAGAACAAGAATTTGCTAGGAATGAGGAAATACGAAAAATAAGACAAGAGCGTTGGCAAAAAGAACAAAACGAAATTAAGTTTATTGAAATAACTTCGGGGATAACTGGCGTGGTGTTTATATCTTTAGTTTTTGGGTGGCTAATGTGGCAACTGCGCGTTTTGTCGGGTGGATTCTAGGATGTGTGGCGTTGTGCCTCATAGTCGCTACAACTTCCATTGCGTACATTGAAACGCTATATATGAAAGCGCAGTTAAAAAAAGAAATCAAGGAACTTCGCAAACTTAAATCGGAATTGAAAGACAGCAAATGAATGAATTACTTGGTCTACTCAAAGGGGTCGCGCCTACATTGGCAACTGCTATCGCTGGTCCTATGGGTGGCATGGCTGTTACCGCTTTGGCTAATAAGTTTGGCGTTGCTGATAGCGTTGAATCAGTTGCAAAGGCTATTGCTGGTGACCCACAAGCCGCGCAAAAGATAGCAGAACTGGAATTGGAAATGGCAAAGATAGATGCCGCCAATACTGCTGATGCTAGAAAAATGAATTCAGAAATCCAGAATTCTGCAACTGCATCATGGCTTGCCAAAAACATTGCTTATGTAATTGATGTGGCAATCATTGCTGGCGCACTAACCATGACATTCGTGGTTTTTATTATTGGCGTACCAGAACAAAACAAAAGCATGGCATTTACCGCATTGGGTTCGCTATGGACATTGACGGGAACTGTGGTGAATTTCCATAGGGGTTCATCTGCGGGTAGCAAGGCAAAAACTGAAGAACTTATGAAAGGCGCAAAATGAAAGAACTTTTATTGGCATGGCTTAGTAAGCCAAAAGACAAACCAACTGTGGAAAAAGTGGAAGTACAAGTTTGGGCATTTGTCGTTAAATCCATCACCATCATGGTGTTAGGCATTGCATTTGGTGTTTTATATGCCGTGGCTTTAGTGCCAGAAGATAACGCATTAGCCCCAATTGATGCCGTGTTTTTAGAGATATTAAAAGCCATTGCATTTATGGGCGTAGGCACTATGGGTGGCATTTCTGGTCGCAAGGCAACTAATGCAATTGCACAAGCAATCGTAGGGGAAGACAATGAATCTAAGTAATCATTTCACGCTGGAAGAAGCAACATTTTCTGAGACTGCCGCCCGTCTGGGTATCAACAACCAGCCATCTGAAGCGCAATTGGCAAACATGAAAATTGCCGCAGAAGGCATGGAAAAGGTACGCGCCTTATTGGGCAAATCTATCCATGTAAATTCTTGGTTGCGTTTGCCAGATGTTAATGTCGCGGTGGGTGGGTCTAAAATTTCCAGCCACATGGATGGATGGGCAATTGATTTTGTTTGTAAAGACTTTGGCAATCCATTGGCAGTTTGTAAAGCCATTGAATCTGCTGGCATTCAGTTTGACCAATTAATTCACGAATATGCAACTTGGACACACATAAGTTTTGCACCCGAAATGCGTGGGCAAAAACTTACCATCTTTAGACCGCAAGGCAAATATGTTGCTGGATTACTGTCTAAAGAAGAATACGACAAGCACTTTTAATTACTGTCTACGCTAAACCATAGGATAGCCAGTAATATGGCTATTCCTACGCAAGCACCAGTTAGTAAAAGGGCAACAATAATTAGGATGCTTTCAAGCATTTGTCCTCCAATTCTGCAACCCGTGCAGATAAAACTTTGACCATTTCTGTCAATATTGCAACTTCTGCAACCAAACGGGCTTCTTTAGAAGGATGACGCAAAATCTCTTGTTTGACTTTGCTCATGCGTTCTATGTCATTAAAAGCCTCAATTTCTTCTGCTGTTGCATAACGATAAGGGATTGAAATTCCTATTGGTTCGCGCATACCTCTCCAATCATTTTCTTAATAGTAAAAAGATTCTTGTGTTGTGGGTATCTTGCATTCCAAAGTCGCGCATAGAACGCAATGTAATCATTGGAAATTTTGAAATCCTCGCCTGTGGTAACAATATTGACCTCCCACCGAATTCGGTTAATTATCAACCAATGGCTGATTTTGGTTCTGCCTTTATTGATTGCCTCAAGCGAGAATCGTTCAAAATATAGCCAAACATCTGGATTGGCGCAATGCCATTTCCACCAATCCTGTTTCCGTTCAACATAGGATTTCATTAGAACGGCACATCATCATCATTTGGCAAAGGATTGGCTTTAATTGGTGTGCGTTGTTCCCGTTGTTCTTGAGTTTGTTGCTCAAAGACTTGAAACCAGCCGTCATAAGTCCCAACAACAGGGGTGGAGTCCATTTTAATTTTCATTTTCCCCATGTCATCAACCCACAATGTCCCGTGAGTTGTCCAAAATGTTTTTTGAACTCCTTGGGATTCATATTTGCGAAACGCATATTTAATGTCATATTTTTTGGTCATTTAGATTCCTTAGATAGTTCTGCTTGCTTTTTGATTGCGCTACGGGTTTTGCTATCTAGCAAAGTCCAAAGTGCAATTTTTTCTTCTGTGTCTGTGACACCGTTTGCCTCATCAAACGCACCGACAACATCTTCTGCTGTCATGCGTTCTTTGATTGCCTCTGCCACAGCCTCAATGACGGATTGACGTTCTGCGGTAATTGTTGGTTCACTTCTTGTGGGTGCAATGCGTGGTACAGATTTACTGGCGGCATTACCATCATCATCTTCTGGGGCGATGCCAGCCGCACTCATAAGGCTATATCTCCGCGCATAGGTCAAAGCACTAGCGTACCCTTGGCTATCTTTTTTGGATGCGGGGAAATGCACAATTCCGCATTCCATCATTTCGCCAGACTCATGAACAAATACGGTTTCAACCATTACACCGTCTGGACAATCATAGTTTTTTTGTAAAAGATAAATTCCATTGTCATTTAACGCATCAATGACAGCCTCAACGCAAGCGGAGAGGTCTGCATATTTACTGCGGAAATGTGGGTTCAAAGAAGTTTTTAAAGCGGGTTGGAAAGCCTTCTGCGCTTTTACGAGTGCCGTTGCAATTTTTTGCATAAATTACCTTTCAAGAAAACCAAACATAAAACCCGTGGAGAATTCCAATCGGGAAGAACAATGCGCCAGCCACAAGAAATCCCCAAAGGGTGTGACTAAAACAATAAAAAATGTGTGTTAACCAAGCAAAAAAACACATCCAGCCAATAAAAGATGCCATTATTTTTTCCCCGCAACTTCTTCGGCATTTGCCAAGTAATACATAGTTGTTCGCAATAAACCTTCTAAACAACTTATGCGACAGTAAAGCATCATCACTACATCATCTCCGTGATGTTTAAAAGCAAAATCTTTTGCCCATTGCACAGATTCTTGATAAGTTTTTTCTGGAGTAAATTCAAATTCCATTTAATTTCCAGTCAATAAAATTGCAAAAATAAATCCAGCCACAAAGCCAGATAACCAAAAAATAACCGTGTCCGCCATAGTTGGATGCGTTGGGCGATAAGGTCCTTGAATTGCGTTTTGGGTGTAATCGTGATGTTTCATGTTAAAAACTCCAAGAGTCAATGTGTTTAGGGTCAATGTAATCATCTTCATTGCAACGCTGTTGCTCACGCGCAAAATCTGCGTAGAAGTCTTTGGCTTCTATTGCTAATTCGTCTAAATCTTGCGGGGGGACAATGTTGTAAATGTTTTCACCATCCCAAGTTAGGGACAGTTCAGCAATGTAGTGGGGGCGTGTTTCCCAATCATCTGTAACATCTGCAAAGTCAATTGTTATGACTACTGGATGTTCGCGTTGGGTTTTGCTACTAAGCCAAATTGTTTTGAATTCCATAAATTCCTTTTAAAGACCCCTTGCGTTGCGCTAGGGCATAGTGATGATTATAAGCCAACTAACATGGTTGTCAAGGATTATTTTCTAGGGAGTTTCCCTTACTCCGCTAAAAGCAATTCTTCGGCTACGGCTTTAATTCTGTTGCCTTGACCAAACCATGCGTTATTCATGCGGGTATCAACATTGTGTCCGCGCTCATGGTCAATGTATTGAGATACAGCATTCAATAATCCCCATTTAGTGCCATAGACACCGTGACGGCTTGCGCCCATACCAGCACCGTCAAAAAGTTCTAAGACTCGTTTAAAACCTCGTGATTCTTTGAATGTATTAGTCTGTTGGTTGTACACGGCTGGAAACAATTCATTGGTAAATGTTTTGGCGTAATCTTCGCTGACTCCAGCCCGTGCTAATTTGCGATATTTGTCCATCATGCCCTCAAAACCAGAAACAACTACGCCAAGACGTTCACGCATCAAACTAGCATCAAAATCAGAACCGTGGGTCAAAATGACTCTGCTGGGTGCAGATTCCATGTCTGCCGCAGATAGCGTGTTATTGCAAACCACACGGATACTTGTGAACTGTCCAACTGTTGCAGTTGTCCCGTCAAATGATGTGCTTAACAACAAATATCCCCGTACAGCGTCATCATGTAAGACCACAGCCTCACGGTTTACATTTGCCAAAGCCCAGATGCGTTTACCGCCTTTGATTGCGCCAGCAACCTCAAGAGAAAATCCCGCAGATTGCACCAAAGTATTAAAAAACTCCAAAACTTCGCTTGGTTGGTGGATTTTGTAACGGTCTGTAACTACGCCTAGAGGTGCATTTGTATCGTTACGGAAGATTACAACTTTGTTGTTTACTTGTTCGTATGCGTGTTCTAAATACGGCTGGAATACAACGGGTGCAGTTTTGGCAAGCCAATCAAGACCCGCCTCTTTGCGCCAAACATCAATTGGGGCATCTTTGGTCAACTCTTGACCTAATCCATGCCAAGGCGTTTCGCCTACAAATGCTATTTCGTTTTTGCTTGTGATTCTGTTTGTTTCAATTAAGTGTGCCATTTTTTTCCTTAGTTAATACCGTTTGCAAGAAGTTCAGATTCATTAATCATTTGATAGGTATAAAGTCTTTCCGCACGGGTCAATTGCATTTGTAAATGTGATACGGGCATTCCGCAATCTTTATAGCCTTGCTCAATAGATTTGTAATAGGTTGTCATTGGAGGTTGATACCCTTGGGCATTCATGAAATAAATCATGGCTTTGAAGGTCTTTTGACCGTTGTAGACTTTTATATATTCACGGTCATACATTCTTGGATAACCTTCGTAACGGTCTAAAGCCTCAATGCATTCTGGAGTTACAGACCATAATCCAACTAACACCTCAGAGTCTTTTTCCCATTCAATGTCAGCAACTCCACGAAAAACCAATCGGTAATTCTTGATTGTTCCTTTGCCAATGAATCTTGCTTTTGGGCAACGAACCGCCATTTGGCTGTGATTCAAGTTACTGCCGTAAGCCGCATAAATAGTCATAACAACTCCTTTTTAATGTTGACTAAAAAATTCCTGTGCATATCGCGTAAAAAATTCTCAGGCGTATCGTGCCTAATAAACTCAAAATTTAAGGTCGCGGATTGCTGTGACACAAACCGCATATATTCGTCATTAGTCTTGCCAACGGTAAAAATGCCGTCTTCGCGCATTCGGCTAACAACGGCATCTGCCGTGTCACCGCTATAAATCTTGCCGTCAATGGTTATCACAAACATGGTCATATTCCTTTTTAAATTTTTGCTAAAGCGTCTTTGCGCTCACGGTAAAACTTGCGTACTGCAACATCTGGTGTAACTTCCAAAAGGTTGTCAAATTTGCCGTCACCAACTTGGCGGATGCATTTGGCGTTAACTGCTGTCTCAACAAAACCGCCAACTAATTTCACCCAATTAACCATCTTTAAACCGTTTACAGTTCCAGAGTGCTGTCTAAATTCAACAGTACCGTGGCGTGCCATAGATTCAAGGTTAAATTTGTGGTAACGGCTGGTGTAAACCGTGCTATTGCGGTCACTATTCATAACTTGGGTTAAATCACGCACACGCACAGCACCGTCAATGGCTTTAAAAGCGGCTTCAAGGTTTGCAAATTTGGCGCGTATGGCTTTGCAAAAGGGGTTGTTTCTGCGGCTTTCTGGAACAATGCTGTCAAAGCATGATTCGTATTTCAACCACATTTTGCAAACACGGCTCAATTGGGGGACTGTCAAATCGCGTCCATCAATGTGGACATGCAATCCGCAACTTTTATTGACTTTTGCGCCAAGTTCTTCAAGCACATTGCCAACCGTCATAACTTGGGCTAAACCATGTACGCCCTCAAGGATTGGGCTAACTAATTCAAAGGTCATGTCACCAGACAAACTGGCATCGCTAACAATTTTCCAATGGGGGCGGGTTTCGTGGTTGTAACCCTCAATGTGGCAAATAATTCCAGCCGCATTCAATGCCGTATTAATTGCAATTTTAGTTACACCGTAAGCCTCAATTTCAATTCCAAATTTGCGGTTCATAAACACTCCTTAAAAAGACCCTTTGTTGTAGGGCATAGGGAGTAGTATAAGCCAACTAACAGCAAAATCAATACTTTTTTAAATTATTTTCTAGGTGCTTTCCCTAATATGCAAATAAAAATTAGGTGGCTTACAATGTGTCCATGAGTGTACAAGAAGCAGTTAAGTTAGCGGGTAGCATTAAGGCTTTAGCAGATTTGCTAGGCATTACGCGACCAGCAATTTACCAATGGAAAACTGGTATTCCGCAAATGCGTTTATACCAGTTAAAAGTGTTAAAACCAGAGTGGTTTTGATGTAGTTTTGAGACACGGCTAGGTACGAAGTCATGAGCGTACTGAACAGGGTTTTACACCTTTCCCTTGCCGATGTTTCTTTTAAGGTGGTGAAAAGGTGGAAACAATGCACTATTATCAATTTAATATTGGCGACTACGCCAGCCATACGCGCCATTTAGACTTAATGGAAGACCTAGCGTATAGGCGATTACTTGACCTTTACTATCTTCACGAACGCCCGTTAAGCGGTGATTCAGCATTTGTTGCCAAGCAATTGGGAATGCGCGATTATGTGGATGTGGTGGAAAGTGTTTTAAGTGAGTTTTTTGAGACTAGCGCGGAAGGTTGGATAAACAGCCGTGCAGACAAAGAAATAGCCCATTACCATTCAAAAATTGAGCAAGCGTCAAAGGCTGGTAAAGCATCTGCTGAACGGAGGCTAACCAACCGTTCAACGGGCGTTCAACCAAACAATAACCAAGAACCAATAACCAATAACCAAGAACCATATTTATTAGAACCTACGGTTCTTGTCAAAACTGGTAAACCAGTTGTTGACCGCATACCTTGCCCAGCAGATGAATTGTTAGAAATCTTCCATGCCAAATGCCCAGAATTGCCTAGAGCAATGATGCTTAACCCGACAAGGCGTAGACATTTGGTTAGCCGTTGGCGCGAGGTGGACGCAACAGACAAGTTGACCAATAAGCAAGAAGGCATTGAAATTTTTACAGCCTTTTTTGAACGGGTGCAAAAGTCCAATTTTTTATGCGGTAGAACCGTGGGCAAAAATGGCAGAGTATGGAAGGCAAATTTTGATTGGTTAATTTTGCCGACAAATTTTTTGAAGGTGGTAGAAGGTCATTACGACAATGAAAGGTGAAAATGTCATTTAAGTCAAATTTAACAGCGAAAAAAGAAAACCCACAGGATGAGTATGACCGTTTAATGTGTACCGTGGCTGGTTGCAAAAGACGGTGGACTGTGGATATGGGTAGACCAATGTGTTCACAGCACCAATGGTTTGACCAAAAACCCGCGACTATGCGCGATATTGCGGCTTTATTGCCTAACGAACCGAAAACGGTAGAGCAATGGTGGGATAAGGATGCGTTTTAATGAATAAAAAACAAGCCAATGAAATCCTCAATAGAGTTAAAAACGGAGAATCAATGTCGGTGGCTATCACAACTCAAGCCCTTCAACTCACGGGAGACATTACACGACTATGCCAGCATGAAAGAGCATCTAGTTCAACACTATGCGTTGATGGCAATGAACAAAGGTTCAATAGACCATGCGCGTTACATGACACGCCAGTTGGAGAGCGAGTGGGCTGGTCTAGGTATCTTGATTGCAAAACGAATTAAGGAATTAAAAAAATGAAATCCAGAGTTAAAAAACCAACTAAAGAATATTGCTTGTTAATGGCGCATTATTTTTGCGTTAATAAATGCGAATTAATGATGTGGGATTGGCTGGTAATGTGGGGATTCCATGAAATGTATATGGAAGCCTATAAATGAGGTATGCAAAACGAGTTGATGCAAACCAAGAGCAAATTGTTTCCGCATTACGGGCGGCTGGTGCGTATGTATGGATTATTGGTTTGCCCGTAGATTTGCTGGTGGGATATAAAAACAGGACAATTCTGGTTGAAATTAAAAGTACCTCAAAAAGCAAATTTACCGTGCTTCAAAAAGATTTTTTTGCAAATTGGTGCGGTGATGCCTTGGCGCGTATAGATAGCCCAGAAGCGGCTTTAAGGATGTTGCGATGCGTAGATATGAGTTAACCAATGCTGGACAAGCCGCAATTCTGTGGCAAACGCTATATCCCAAAATAAAACAGGCTCTTGATGCGGGTAGACCGCTAATCATGGAAATTAAACAAGCCCCTAAAAGCCGTGACCAAGAAGAAAAATACCATGCAATGATTGGCGAAATTGCAAAACAAGCCGAGCATTTAGGCTCAAAATGGGATGCAGAAAGTTGGAAACGCTTGTTGGTTGACCAATTTATGCGCGATTCTGGCAAAGGCGGCAATCGTGTTTTGCCCAATTTAGACGGGTCTGGAATTGTCCAATTAGGCGTACAAACACGCAATTTTTCAAAAGAACAAGCCAGCGAATTTGTGGAATGGTTGCTGGCATGGGGTGCAAATAACGGAATTACTTATGCGAAAACAAACTAAACGGAAAGTATGGGCAAAAATAAACCCAGTCGCACACGCCATTGCTGGCGCAAGAATCACAGACAAAACAGCGTTAGATAAATTACGCCTTGGCGAATTGTCAGCCCTAGAATCCATGCGTATGGGTAAAGGCACAATAGAAGATTGGCGATTGTTAACAGACATGATGAACATTTGCGAGACATTTGCCAAAAATGGGATTGGCGGGGAAGCATTGGAAGATTGCCGCATAGCCCAAGAAAGCCTGTTTAAAGCCGCAAAAAGATATGAGACAACTAAACGCATGGGGTTAGATGGTCTTGGCATTAAAGCATTGCAGAATGTTTTTGAATGGCACGACCTTCAAAGAGTCAGCGTTGCTAGGTCTGTTTATGAGGAAATGATAGAAAAAACTAGAAATTACCTCCGTAGTCACGGCAAAGATGTTGTTGAGATTGCTTAATGTTTCAAAAACACAAATACATTCGCAGTCCAAAATTGCTCAAAGCAGTTGCGGAGTTAGACTGTCAAAGTTGCGGTTCTGGCTCTGGCTCACAAGCCGCGCACACAAATTGGGGCGGTGGCAAAGGTCGCGGAATTAAAGCAGACGATAATTTAGTAGCCGCTTTATGCCAAAGTTGTCACTATGAAATAGACCAAGGCAAAAACCTAACAAAAGAACAGCGTAAAGAATTGTGGTTGAAGGCGCATCACAGAACAGTTAAAATTCTGCTAGAAACAAACAAATGGGCATCAAATGTGCCTGTACCAAGGGGTGAATCATGGTTAAGTACCGAGCAACCGTAGAAAGTCAATTACCCCAGAAGGCTGACCCTGTGATGCAATTCACAATGTGTTTATTGCACAGCGTCACCAACGCGCACATTTTGCATTTAACGACTCAAAGTTACTCTGAACACAAAGCCTTAGAAGCCTTTTACACAGAAATTGGCGATCATGTAGATGATTTTGTTGAGGCTTTTCAAGGAAAATATGGTTTGTTGCATGATTTCACGGCAGATTACGCATTGCCGCCAACAAATCCATTGGCTTATTTAACTTATCTAAAAGATGAAGTAGCAAGTTTGCGGGTAGCCACAAATTTCCCGCAAGATAGTGAGTTGCAAAACATTACCGATGAAATCGCGCAACTCATTGATAGCACAATGTATAAACTACGGTTTTTGAAATAATGCCGTTGCGACATACAAAAGGCGGCTGGATGTGGGGAAGCAAAGGTCCGTTTCCCTCTAAAGCCAAAGCGTTATCGGTGGCAAGAGCCGCCTATGCTCATGGATATAAAGAAAATGACATTGAAAATAAAATACAAGAAAACAAAAGATTTAATCCCATACGCCCAGAACGCCAGAGCGCATAGTGAAGGGCAAATCGCGCAAATAGCCGCAAGCATTGGGGAATTTGGGTTTACGCAACCCGTATTGCTGGATGGTGATAACGGCATCATTGCTGGTCATGGTCGTGTCATGGCGGCTCTTAAATTAGATTTAGAGCAAGTGCCAACCATAGAACTGTCGCATCTTAGTGATGACCAAAAACGCGCTTACATAATCGCAGACAACAAAATTGCCGCAAATTCCACATGGGATGAGCAAATGCTTGCTCTAGAAATAGACAAATTGAAGGCGGTAGATTTTGATTTAAGCCTTATTGGGTTTCATTCTTTTGAATTGCCAGACCTAAAAGAAAAAGACGATACGGTAGATGTGGAAGAAGACAAAGAACTCAACTTTACTATTCAGTACAACATTATTTTTGACCATGAAGAACAACAGGATGATTGGTATACCTTTGTGAAATACCTTAAAGACACCTATCCTGATGCTGAAACAGTAGCGGAACGCCTCCAATTATTTTTGCGCGGTAACGGCTATGTCACGCGCTAAAAAATACATTGATATAGATGTGTTGACTGCGGCAAAACAACGCATAAACCATTTAATAGACGCATTTGATACTTTGTCCGTTATGTTTTCTGGCGGCAAAGATTCGTTAGTTGTTTTACATCTTGTAAAAGAAGTCTACGATGAGCGTGGTATCACTAAACCCGTCAATGTAGTGTTTAGAGATGAAGAATTGATACCAATGGAAGTTATTGATTTTGTTAATAAATATCGCAATGAACCGTGGATAAAAATGGTTTGGTTTGCCGTGCCATTGCAATCTACCAAATATGTCCTTGGTGTTTGCTACAACTACATCCAATGGGATAAAAAACGCAAATGGGTTCGTGAAATGCCAGAATGGGCGGTAACGACTCCGCCAGATGATAAACAAGTGTTTGACCAATACAGCATGGATTCCTATGCGGCTAAATATTACAAAGGAAAAGTCGCATTTTTGACGGGCATTAGGTCTAGCGAATCTATTATGCGGTTTCGCGCATCTGTTAATAAACTCAATGAAAACTACATTAATGCGGTTGAATCAACAGATAGGGTAAAACTCTGCAAACCTATCTATGACTGGGAAGAAAACGATGTTTTCCGTTATTTTTATGACCGCAACATAGCCTATTGCAAAATTTACGATCAACAAATGTGGGCTGGTCAAGCAATGCGGGTATCAACACCCTTACACGCAGAAAGTTCTAAACGCTTCAATAAAATCAAATTGAGTGCGCCAGAAATGTATGCCAAACTCATTGAAATATTCCCAGAAATGCTGGCGCATGAGCGTTATTACAGCGAATTAGACAGGGATGGCATAAAAGAACGCTATGGGCAATCTTATGAAGGCGTGTTGGCATGGATTGAAGAAAACATAAATGAAGAAGGGCAATATAAAAAAGCAATCCAGCGTTACAACAGCGTCATGGGTCGTGCCGTTAAATTTCCCAATGCTTACCCACCTAAACATCTTCTTAATGCGTTCATGAGTGGCGCATATAAGCGTGAAATTCTCCCTATCAAAGACAATACAAAATGACAAATGACCCAATAAACCGCATTGAATGGCGCGTTGCATCAACATTAAACGCTAACGATTACAACCCCAATGTCGTATTTACTCCAGAATTAAAACTTCTTGAGCGTAGTATTTTAAAAACTGGATGGGTGCAACCTATTCTTATTACACAAAACGGCACAATCATTGACGGTTTTCATAGGCACAGGCTGGCTCAAGATAGCGCAAAACTCAAAGAAAAGTATGGTGGCAAAGTTCCATGTGCCGTAATGGATATAAGCGACATTGAGGCAATGATTGTCACAATTCGCATGAACCGCGCAAAAGGTAGCCATGTAGCCGTGCGTATGTCAGAAATTGTGCGTAATCTTGTGGACAACATGGGCGTTTTGCCAGAAGAATTGGCGCAAGACATAGGCGCAACTAAGGCAGAAATTGATTTGCTATATCAAGATGGTGTTTTTAAGATGAAAAACATCAAAGATTACAAATACAGCAAGGCTTGGATACCAACGGACACAAGGCTAGAAAAATGAGATTTAACGCGCCAGAATACATAAATGAATTCACGGCTACGGGACAATTTCCTAAAATTCACAGGAATATCGTGGATATGGCGATTGCTCATGTCAAAGGTAGAAAAGGTATTGACCTTTGTTGTAGTCATGGTTTGCTAGGTCAACAACTTATGCAACGCGGCAATTTTCAAATGATTGGCGTGGATGGTGATAAAAAAGCCGTGCAATTAGCCCATGAACACAAAATATGGATGGATGTATTTCATTTGGCAATTGGCAAAAATACAATGGAAGTGCTTACTAACTTAGTGAAATCCCAAAACTGCACATTTATAGTTGCAAGACGGTGTTTGCCTGAATTGTTTGGTAATGACATGGAATTTGGTATTGATTTTTTCCATCAAATGCGTGAATTAGGAATAAAAGAAGTAATGCTTGAAGGTAGGGTCGCAACCAAAAACGCTGTCAACCCATTGTTTAGCATAAATGCAGAAATTGACCTTATTTCCCAAGACTATACGCTTTGGCAACAAGAAGGTAATGTGGCTTATTTACGCGCAATTCAATGAAGGCATATAACGGGTTTTCTGCTTTGCAAAGAAACAAAGCGCAAGCATGGCTTAACAAACAATGGTCTGCTGGCAAACTACAACGTCCAATGCAATGTTGTTCATGCAAAATAACAGAAGGCATCATTGATGCTCATGCTGAAGATTATTCTAAACCTTTTGCGGCTGGCAAAACAGACCAATATCACCTCTGTTATCGCTGTCATTTAATGTTGCATTGCCGCTTTGCTAATCCCAAGAACTTTGCACATTACTGTCAAATGGTATACGAAGGTACTCAATATCAACCTTTTTATCAACGCAATTGGGTGCAATTCTCTAGAGAATGTTTAAATGAATTTAACGCGCCTGTGTATGGCGTATCTATGGAAACAACCAACATACTCGCTAATATCCATGCCAACATATCCGCAGAACAATAGATGCACAGAACTAGGATGCAAAGAGCCGCGCTCTAAACTCAACTCATTCTGTATAAATCACGGTGGTAGAGCATTTGTCTCAAAAGAAAGCGATAGCATCTATCAAACTCCCAAATGGCGCAACATAAGGCAACGCCAGTTATCTATTCAACCTCTATGTCAAGCCTGTCTTAGTCGCGGTAAAGTAGAAAGCGCAGTCCATGTAGACCATGTGTTCCCTTGGAAACAGATAAATACCTTAGCCTTCACCTACAACATTTTCCAAAGTCTGTGCCATGCAGACCACAGTCACAAGACAGCATTAGAAAAACAGGGTAAATTCACGCACTACACCCCAGATGGGGAGAGGCATTACACCAAGGCAGACTATGCCTTCATAGTGCATGATGCCCCGTCCTAAGACGCTTGGGGATTGCCAAGACCCTCAATTTTCGTGAAAACTTAAAAATTTGAGCCTTGAGTCAAAGCAAGCGCGGTCCCAAATTTGCACAATTGGGGTTGACCTTGGGGGGTATCCCCTGACATGAGGTAAGATTCCTTACACAACATAAGAAATTTTATGAATAGATTGCCACCAGAACTCCACATAGTCCATGGAACAAAAGCCGAACACAAAGGCAAGCCATTGCCAGAGTCGGTGCGGATGCGTGTGCCAAAAGCAGACTGGCTAGACAACCCAGACGCTTGGGACAGGAACGCATTTATTAAAGAGACTTCAGAATTCCTGTGGGAAACTTACGGCATAGGCTCTAACCAAGATAAACATGTCTTGGCGGCATTGGCTAACCAAATGGAAATCTACATTAAATGCATGAAGGGCGTGGAAAAGGGCGGCATTATTACGCAGTTTAATAATGGGCAAACAGTCGGACCTAACCCATTTTTGACTGCTGGCGATAAAGCCTTAAGTCGCGCCATTGTCCTAATGAATGAATTGGGACTTACTCCAAGAGGGCGGTTGGCTACTAACAAACAAGAAGGCGGCAAATATTCCAAACTCTTGAGTGGTCCTTAAAACTGGTAATGCCAGCGCAAGATGGGGATACAAATGAATTATGAAGACGGCATCCTATATGCGGTGCAAGTCGTAAAAGGCGAAATTTTAGTTTGCCAAAATGTGCGGTTGGCTTGTCAAAGATTCCTAAATCAACTGGAAGACAAAACTTGGGCTTGGGAATTTCATGTCAAATATGTTGACCATTTCCTAGAATTTGCCGCAACTCTAAAACACACCAAGGGTCCCGATGCTGGAAAACCCTTACTTTTAGAGCCATTTCAAATTTTTGCCATTTGTGCCATATACGGATTTAGGTCAAAGAAAAACCTATCAAAACGCATGGTCACGGATGTAATCGTGTTTATTCCCCGTAAGGCTGGAAAGTCAACATTAACTGCGGCTGTTGCTTTATACGAATTGGCATTTGGCGAGGCTGGTTCAGAAGTTTACAGTCTTGCAACAACTCGAGACCAAGCCAGCATTGTGTTTACTGCCGCGACAGGATTTATTGACGCTATGCCGTCTGATGTGGCTGGACTGTATAACGCTGGTAGGCATCAAATTATGAAATTTGGCGATACGCAGTCAATGTTTAAGGCTTTATCCCGTGATGCAAAAAAGACAGGTGACGGTATGAATCCATCATGCGCCATTATTGATGAAGCGGCACAAATTGTGGACAGGAATTCAATTGAAGTTTTGCATTCTGGTATGGTGGCGCGTCAAAATCCGCTAAGAATCTACATTACTACGGCATCTTTTACCAAAGAAACCAAATTTTATGAGGACATGATGATGTTCCAATCCATGCTAAATGGAGAGGCAAACGACAATCCTCGCTGGTTTGGACTTTTGTATAGCCTAGATATTGGAGATGATTGGCGCGACCCAGCAACATGGGCAAAGGCTAACCCAATGCATGGAATTTCTGTTTTTGAGGATGCAATTGCACAACGGGCAGAAGAAGCCAAACATAAACCAGCCGCACTTAATGAATTCCTTTGTAAAACCTTAAATATCTATGTAAGCGCAAATTCTGCTTGGGTAGACCGCGCATATTGGGATGATGAAAAATGTGCCATAGGCTCACCCCGTGAGCCAGAGGCTGTCTTTATTGGGTTTGACTTGGCGGCAACCCGTGACTTAAATGCGGTTTGCACTCTTAAAAGATATGCCGATGATGACTTTGAAGCAGAATTTAAGTTCTTTTTGCCAGAAGAAGGATATGCTCTAATTCCAAAGCATTACGGGGATATTTTTCGTGTGGCACGGCAATCTGGAATCCTTCATGTAACTGAAGGAAATGTAATGGATGACCGTGAAATTAGCGACTACATCATTGCACAATGCGCCAAATATGATGTAAAAGAAGTGGGTTTTGATGCTTACAATGCGGCAAGTTTGGTAGCCAGACTCCATGAATCTGGAATTCCAGTTAAAAAAGTTGGACAAGGCATGGCGGTTTTAAGTAACCCAAGCAAACATGTCGAGAAGTTAATAATGAACTATGGCATTAAACATGACCACAATCCGTTTGTTGGTTGGCAGTTATCTAACAGCGAAGTTTATGAGGATGTAAACGGAAATATTAAAGTTAGAAAAAATGAGGCTGACAAATCTGCCAAAGTTGATGGCATAATCGCTTTAATCATAGCGATGCATTGTTCCTTGGACAATCCAACCATTTCTGGGTTTGGATTTAGGACTTTTTAAGGGGAAATCATGGGAATGTTTGACATATTCACAAGAAAAAATAAGGTTTCCAACGAATCCAATACGCTTTTTGGGCAAACCGCACTTGGGAATAACATTGTTTATCAAGGCAATGACAAACGACCAACGGTTAATACCCAAATACTTTATGTCACAACATCCAGCACGACTACGGCTGGCAGACCCGTTGATGTATCGTTATTAACCCGCAATAGCACGGTAATGTCTTGCGTGGCAGTCAAAGCCCGTGCATTGGCTCAATTGCCAATCAAAATCATGGCATTAAATGATTCTGGGGAATATGTTGATGCTTTAATGGATGAAACCGTTGGTGCGCGGGATAAAGTCAAAGCCAAGCAAGTTTATTCATTGCTCACAAATCCCAACAATTTTCAATCATCTTACGAATTTTGGTATCAATGGATGATGTGGCATGAATTGCTTGGAGAAGCATTTACCCTGTGGTGGAGAAAAAACCAAGAAGATTCCACACAAACGCCATTAGAAATGTATGAAATGGACAGTACGCTAATTGCTGTCCAAATTACGCCAACCCGTTATCCAAGTTACCGTTTGTCTACGCCTTCATATGGATTTTCTAAAGACGAGCCATTGCAATCACATCAAATTATGCATGTCAAAGATTTGGCATGGCAAGGTTCGGCTGGTTTCAATAAAGGCATTCTTGCGGCAGAATTGATTGGTCTTGACCAAGACATTGATTTGTATGCCAATTTTGTGATGCTTAATGGCGCAAAACCAAGCGGTATGTTTGTCACAGATACCGTAATTCCAGACGCAAAATACAAAGAAATAGCGGCAAGACTTAAAGAAGCATGGTCTAGCATGGTGGGTAGTCAACAAACTGACCCAAGCAAAGTTGGTCAAGGTATGCTTTTGGACAACGGCATGAAATATATGCCATTGGATATGCTTACCCTTCAAGATGCAGATTTAGCCAATCTTAAAGACCAAACAATGAAACGGATTTGCGGTTTGTATGGCGTACCGCCAGCAATGTTGCATATTGGCGATCAAAAATACAACAATACACAGACAATGTTGGATGAATTCTATAAATCCACTATGTATCCAATCGTAGTAAATTTACAGCAAAAATTAAAACAGGCTTTGTTTAAAGGCTATCCTAATTTATGCGTAGAATTTGATGTGCAAGATTTCCTAAAAGGCGCACCGCTAGATCAAATGAACTATGTGGTTGCGGGTGTAAATGCGGGGATAATCACGCCCAATGAGGCGCGAGAATACCTTGGAAAACCAAATATGGATGGTGCAAATGAACTCAATGTTAAAAAATCTGATAACCCAATTGCGGGAACTAGCCCTCAAGATACGGGCGGTGGTGGCGGAAATCAAACTAAAAAAATGAATATTGGCAAATAAATTGTCCAGTATTTTTGATTTGATGGTAGTATCGCTCACTAAATACAGAGCGAAATCTGTCCCAGTAAAGCGCGGCAGACCATTGACTACAATAAAAGATATAGATCGTTCAAAAGTCGATGAGGTAATACATGACGCAAAACTTAATGATGGTATGCGAAGCGAAATTGGTACTAGAAAACCAAGGCAACGCAGAGCCGACAGGGAAGATTGAAGCCGTTGTAACTACTTGGGGTGCGCGTGAAGGCGCAGACGGTAGACGCTTTAATTACCAGCCAGAAGCATTCATGGATTGGGCAGAATCTTTTTCTAAAGAAAGTCGCCCATTACCAATGTTTGTAAATCATGATGCTGATTCAATCCCAGTTGGTGAATGGACATCATTTGAGTTTGATGATAAAGGTATGTCTGCACAAGGGCGTATCTACATGAATACAACACAAGGTTCAGACCTTTACCAAGTAATGAGTGAAAGCCCCAATATGTTTGGTGGCGTTTCTGTTGGCGCATACGCTGACGAATATCAATGGGTTAAAGAAGATGGCACACCAATGACAATTGGTAGTGATGACCCATACGAAAATGGATATTTCCAAATTACAAAAGGTGGATTGCGCGAAGTTAGCGTAGTTATGTATCCAAACAATCCAATGGCAGAAGTGCAAAAATTAGAGTTTTTCCGTGAAGATGGAACTGCTGATTTAAAAATTTTGGAACGGGCATTGCGCGATGCAAGCCTGTCTAAAAAGGATGCGGTCACAGCCGCATCTATCTTCAAGAAAGTTCTGGAACAGCGTGATGCCTCCAAACCTATTGAAAATGCGCCCCAACTGAGCGACTCAGATGTGGATGTGACCGAAGCGGAGATTCTTAAAGCCTTAAATGAGCGCGAGATTCTCAAACAACTTAATACTCGACTGAAAGGTTAATCATGTCACAAGTTATTTTAGAAAAATTGGATGCAATTGAAGCGGCAAATACCGCGAAAATTGAAGAAGTTACTGCACAAGCACAAGCATCTGTGGAAGCCGTTAAAGCGGAATTCCAAGAAATCGTTTCTGCTTTGGAAGCCAAAGTAGCATCTGTTCAAGCACCCGCAATCATCCGCGCACCATCCAAAACTGTTCGCACAGATGTAAATCGTTCAGTTAAAGAACAAATTGCCGCCTACTATAAAGGTGGTCGCAATGTTGAAAAAGAACTGAAGATGTTTGAAGATGAGGGTCAATATGACGCATATTTGGCTGAAGCATCTGCATTGACTGCTGGTGGTGATGGCAAGGGTGGTCGTACCGCTTATGACCCTGTGTTTGTTGCTTTGCGTTTGGCTAACCCAATGCGTGGCATTTCACGCACAGTTGCAACTGATGGTTCTTCATATCAATTTAGATTGAAGAGCGGAAACGCTGGCGCGGCTTGGGGATATTCCATTCAAAACAATGGTTCAACCACAACTGAAGACACAAACATTTGGCAATTAGTTTTGCAAGATTTGAATGTGCAATTCCCAATCCGTACTGCCGCTTTGGATGACATTGATGGTTTGGAAGCAAATGTGGTTGACGATATGTTGGCTGAGTTTGCACAATCTGAAGCCTTGTCAATGATTCAAAACAATGACCAAGCCGCACAATCTGGCACTAACCCTTATGGTGGTACTAATGGTTTGCGTGGTCTTGACCAATACGCTGGTGCGAATGCTACCTACACAGGTGGAACATTCTCTACACCCGCATTTGGAACAAGCGGTACAGGTTCATCAAGTGGCTTGCATAGCCTTGCAACCTATGACCAGTTAACAACTAATGCAAACACAGTTGGTGCAAATAACATTTCTTATAAAGATGTGATTAACACCATGTATGCATTGCCACAACAATATTGGACACCAAATGCGCGTTGGATGGTTAACCCAATCTTGGCTCAAGCAATTCGCGGTCTGCAAGACACCAATGGTCGTCCAATCTTTAACTCTGTTGAATCATTGAACCCAGACGGCATCATTGGTCAAATGTTGGGCTTTGATGTTGTCATGAACAAGTATCTTGACAATCCTTCACAAGCAACAACTGGTTCTGCTGGCACAAACAGTTTATACCCAATGTATTTTGCTGATTGGTCGCGTTTCCACACAATCGTTGATCGTTTGAACATGGTTATGCGTAGATACGACCAGACACTCCCAGGATATATAACATTTTTTGGAGAAAAAAGATTAGCGACAAGTGTTCGTGATCCTAATGCTGGTGTTCGCTATCGCAGTACAGGAACGGCTACCTAATAGTTGCCAACTTGGTGGGGGGTTCGCCCCTCACCTTTTTCTTGCAACCCAATTTGGATAAACAAAATGACCATCACCGAAAAAATCCTATCAGGCATTAAGCAAACACTAGAGACAGGCGATCAAATCAAGATTGATTTGCGCGAAGCGTCTGCAATCACAGGCTCTGGTTATGGGGTTGGTGGTCGCACTTTCTTTGATAATGCATTTGCGGCTTTACGCTATGCAAACCCGATTCGCCAAGTAGCGCGTGTTCTTCCCGCTTCTGGCTCTGCTGTTCAGTTTGTCGCTAAGACGGGTAATGCCGCAAGCCAAACTAATCCTTGGACATATACATTTACGCCTAATAGTGGCACACCAAACACAGACACAAGCATTTGGCAATTGCCTACTCGCGTTATCACGGCACAATTGCCAATCCGCACGGCAGTAATGTCTGATGTAAATTATTTAAACGAAACAATTGTTGAAGATTTGGCAATGGAATTTGCGTCTATTGAAGGCGCATCTATGATTCAAAACAACGACCAATCTGGTTCTACTACTACAACAACTGGTGGAACAAATGGTTTGCGTGGTTTGAATTATTACACCAGCGCGGCATCTTCTGCTTATGGCTCTAGTGGTTACGCAATCACGGATGGTATACATTCAATTGCAACCTTTACTCAAGCGGCGGCGGCAATCTCTTATAGCGACATTACTGATATGGCGCGTCTGTTTCCGCCACAGTATTGGAATTCACCATATACCGCATGGATGATGCATCCACAAACAATTCACAGTTTGCGAAACCTTGGTGGCGCGGCAGTTATTAAACAGTTTGCTGAAGTTGGTGATGGTGATGGCGGTGCAGTTACCCACATTTTTGGATTCCCTGTAATTCCTAATGCCAACATGAGTTTGGTTGGTGCTGGTAACTTCAGCATCTATTTAGCCGATTGGTCGCGTTTTGTAACTATTGCAGATGTTGAAGAAATGACTGTGCAAGCAATGGAGCAAACACAGGCTGGATTCATAACCCTGTATGCTGAAAAACGCATGGTCAGCACAGTTCGTGACCCATTTGCTGGTATTCGTTTAGTCGGAGTTTAATTATGTCTGTTGACCAAACAGGCTTTTTAAACTATGGCGCACCTACGCGCAATCCTTTCAATTATGCAAAGGTTGAACAGATTGCCCGTGACATAGCAACGCCTTGGCTGTCATTAATTGAAATCACCAATCAACTTAACTTGTTTGGTGATGAAAGTCAGGATGAATATTTACAAGGGCTAGAAGTAGCGACTAGACAGGCTATTGAAGACTATCTAGGTCTATTTGTATTTCCCGCGTCTTATCGCGTCTGGTACAACGCTTCAAGCCTTTATGGAACGCCTTTAACGCTAGACTTGCCAGAGGTTAGCCAAAACTACAACGCAACTCAAGCGGGTGTTACTGTAAATGCGGTTAAGTATTGGTCAGATACAACTGTGCCTGTTTTATACACAGTTTCAGCAACCACTTATTACTATGACCCATCTGGTAACAAGATTGTTTTGCAAACCTTGCCGACAAATCTAAATTCCAGTATGACAAGCCCTGTCTATTGTGAATACACAACTGCATCCAGCCCCATAGCCACATACCCTGTGGTTAAGCAAGCGGGCTTATTGCTTTTGACGCATCTTTATAACAATCGTAGCGATACAACAGACAATCAATTGAAAAACATTCCATTTGGCGTGTCGACATTGTTACGCCCTTATAAGCCATTGGTGATGTAAATGGCAATAGCGCGGTTTGAAAATATAAGCGTAAATAGATTGACATTTGGCGCAAGCACATTTGGCGAACAATCAACAACGCAATCACTTTGGTTTTTAACCCGTGCGCGTGTTCATTCTGTGGCTAATCATGTCAAGATTTCTGAAAAATATCGCGTTTATTCAGATGTGGTGGATTTCACGCTAAATTACACACCCAACACAAAAGAAATGATTGATAACCAAAACCTTTATTCCATCAACTGGCGCGGTTTTGATTGGCGTATTGACAATGTGCGGGAAGCGGATGATCGCATGACAGTCAAAATCCTTTGTGTTCGCAATGACCCTGTGGTGGCTGTTTAATGGCACAAATGAATCCAGTTCAGTATGGGAAGGCTATCCAGTACCAACTGGCAAATATAGTCACGCCTGTGCCTGTGTATGCGTCTTTTAACCGCAACTTTGCAACACAACCCAAATTCTTGACTTGGAATTTGCGGAATGTCCATCAACCCGTTTACACGGGTATTTACCAGCAAGTAAAAGGCATTGATAGACCAGTTTTCCAGATTTCCATATTTACCCAAGCAATTGAAGATGGTTTCACAATCAGTAATTTGATATTACAATCGTTGCACGGGTATAGCGGTCTTTTTGGCGGCTCTACTGATGGGTTCTATATTTCCAAAGCAGATGTGCAATGGTTATATAACACATACGACAATACAGACAAATTGGCGCAGATTTTTCTGGATTGCACAATTGATGTACCAACATAAGACAATTTAACAAACTCTTTTTTTGAAGGAAAATCAAAATGGCTCTCCCAAATAAAATTCTCTCAGGCTTTTCGGCAACGCTATATGCACAGCCAACTGCATCCCCAACGCCTTTGACTGTTGCTAACCTTTCTACTTATGCAAGCGTTAGCGCAATTGCCGTATCTGGAAATCTAGTGCCTGTTGAAGCAATTCCCGCATTTGGTCAAGATGATGCATCTGCTTCTTTCGGTGTGGCTGGTTCGCGTCAATCTGACAAAATCCCAACCCAATCTGCACCTACCAGCATGACCATTACTGCCGCATGGAATCCAAGCGATACAGTTTTGTTGTTGTTGCGTGGTGATGCTTATAACGGCATGATTGACCGCACTTTTGTTATCTCTGCTACTGATGGCACAGGAATCGTTAACTACGCTTTCAATGGTCGCGTTGGCGAGTGGAAGATTGATAGCCAGCCAAATGCTCAAGCCAAAGTGACTTTCACAATTCACCCCCGTGGCAATCAATACGGCTGGTCAGCAAGCACTTAATATGGCTAAACTAAAAGATGTGCTGGCAACAATGGTCAGCAGTTATTCTGACTTGACCCTTTTAGCAAGGGGTCAAGTGGTTGATGCTAATGAAGTTGCACAAGCAATTGCAAAGGCAGACCCCGATTCAGCCGAAATGGTTGCATTACAAGCGTTGGCTAAATGGAATCCTGTGGCAACACAAGAAACCGCACCAGTACAAGAAACTAAAGAATAAATGCAAATAAAAGACTCAAACGATTTGCTTGGCTTTTTGGAAGCGCAAGCCGCAACAGGGGATAAGCAATGGTTTGGGTTTTTGCAACAAAAGATAATAGCAATTACGCTGGCGCACCAGATTGCCGCTAACCATGCGGACAAGATGACACCAGATCAAATTGTGGAATATGTGGTTGAACTCAATAACCAAATTTTCCAAAAAATTATAAGTAAAAGGATATGATAAATGACACTAGCAACCAAATTGGGTTCGTCTTACGAATCCATCAAAAACGCGACTAAGCAAAAGAAAATAAAAATCACATTCAACGATACAGAATGTGAACTAAAAGTCAGAGTCCCATTTAAAAGGGAAATGGAAGAAATCATGGCTAGGATTTCATCCCCAGACGAACAATTAGTAGAAGCAATCTACACAAGACTTTCAGCCCCAATCAAAGAAACTGTGACAAATGCCAATGAAGGCTTTTTGGATGCGGTTAATTCTGAAGGCGAAAAATTAAAAATTACTGATACAGATGTGATTGTTGATGGCACATCTGTGCGTCAAGTTGCAAACATTTCTGCTATTTGGCAAACCCAAGTAGAACAATACTTTTCACTTTTGTTAACCGAAACTGGCGAACCAGTAAACGAAACATTTGAGCAAATCACAGATGAATTCCCAGAATATGCCATTCGGGAAATCGTGTCTAAGATTGATGAAGCCATCAAACCTAAATACGAAGACACAAAAAAAAACTAAGGCGTAGTTTGCGGTTACAAGTCCGTGCCGCAATGGTGTTTAATGGACACACAATTGAATCGGTAGACGCAATAGACGAAGACACATTTACCGAAATCTGCGTGATGTATGCAGATAAAGTGCTAGGTTCACGGGCGGTATTTGATGCAATAACTCCGCTTACAACTGCGATATATAACTACATCCGAAGCCCAAATACAAGTGCGTTTAGAAGTGACCAAATATTTCCTTGGGTTGTAGAATATGACAACAACCCAGACTATGAAAATAGTCAAGATGAGGTAAACGATAAATTGTTATTGTTTATGACCCAAGCCCCGAATTTCAACCCAGAAAGGTTTAAAAATGGCGGTTCAGCATGAATTTAGAGTGGATGGTTTTGATGAACTATTTGCTGGCATGGCTGAATTGAAAGAAGAAATCGGCAAGGGCAAAACTGACAGAATGTGGCGCGAAGCGTTGACTATGGCGGCACAACCAATTCTGGATAGCGCAAAAAACAATGCCCCAGTAGATACTGGACAAATGGCAGACCATATTTATATGAAAGTCCAACGCCCTATGGCGCGGGATAAAAACGGCAAATATTATGCTGGTGAAATGTATATGGCGCGTATTACTGTCAGCCCAATTAGGGAAGATACAGAACTGCACTTTATTTTAAACAAGCGCGGAAGAACTCAAGCAGTTTATCGAAATAAACGACCCGTGGCTTTATCGCAAGAATTTGGCAATGCACACAATGGCGCACATCCATTTCTTAGACCAGCATTGGAAAGTAATGTTAATTTAGTTGTGGAGATTTTGGGGGATAGGATAAAATTGATATTAGATAAGTTTGCAAAAGAGCAAAAGACACAAGGGTAACAAATGGCACAAATAGGGTCACTATCAGTCAAACTGGGTCTTGTTACTGTTGAATGGGATAAAGCGACAGATAAAGCAATTGGTCAAGCCAAAGATTTACAAAAAGCATTTAGTAATCTTGGTAGCGGATTTAAAGAATTAGCAAATGCTTGGTCTACGCTAGGTGGTTCTGTTACGGCTGGCGCGTTTGCTTTTGGCGAATTACTGCATTCAACCCTAGAATTTTCCAATGAAGTTAAAGACTTAGCGGGTGCTTATGACATAAGCATTCAAAAGACTTTGCAATTTAGGGATGCTTTGCAAACCTCTGGCGGTAAAGCAGACAATGCCGCAAAAATGTTGGGTACTCTATTTGCAAAAATAGATGATGCACAAAAAGGAAATGAAGCCGCCATTGCCCAATTTGAACGCATGGGTCTGTCATTTCAAGACATTAAAAATGCCAAACCAGAAGAACAAATAAATCAAATTACTAGGGCTTTAGGCGCACTTGGCGAAGGCAGTAAATTTGAACAGATCAAACTAATCAAGGAAATGTTTGGTCGTGGTGGCATAGGCGTTGATTTTGAAGAAGTTGGTCACAAAGTAAATCAAACAACGCAAGCGTATGACATTCATGCAGAACACATAAAAAAACTTGGTGAAGTTTCTGACAACCTTAAAACAACTTTTGACAATTTAAAAATTGCATTTGCTGGATTTATTGCGCCATTTGCAAGCGAAGGTACAACCAGCATTGCTAAATTCCAAGCAATCTTAATTGGCATTACAAGTTATGCAGTTGTAAGTGGATTGGGCAAATTGGTTGCCGCAAGTTATGAACTAGCAAAAGCATGGCAAGCGGTAAGCATTTCTGTTGCTTTGGCTGGTGGTCCATTATCTTTACTTGCCACAATAACTGCTGGCATTGCTGGTGCAGTCGCAATAATGCGAACTCCATCATTGCAAAGAAACAAAGCAACTTCATTTCAAAGTTCAGATGAAGGTGACAGAAAGCAAGCGGAAGAAGAAGCAAGGCAAGCCGCTATTGATGCAGAAAACGAAAAAACATCTAGACGAGAACTAATTGCACAACAAGCCAAAATTAAATTATTAGAACAACAAGTAGGCTTTGAAAAGCAATTAGGTGCATTAAAAATATCTGGTTTGACCATAGATCATTACGATACACAAATAAAAGAAACTAATGTAAAAAGAGCGCAAGAAATTGCACAGATTGAAGCGCAACGGGTGCAGAATTTAAACAAAGTAGATTTATCAGAAGCACAAATTGCCAATATCAATAAAGAAGCCAATGCACAAAGAAGACTTGCTGATGAAAAAGCAAATCAGGCTATATCGTTTTTAATTGCACAACGCACAAAAGAAATCGGAATTATTAACCAACAAATAGATTTGCAACACAAAATTGCTAATTTTGACCAAGCAAAAATCCAGTTAGAGCGCGATAAGTTTTATATGACTGACTTGCAATATAAGATTGCAAATGAAGAATTAGAAACACAAAGAAAAATAGCGTCTATAAGACAGCAAATGATTGAAGCAGAACAAAGGCTTGGTCGTGGCAAAACTTTAGATGCAGAAAATGCAAAACTGCAAGATCAAATAAATATTGAAAAAAGCCTTAGTGAAGCGCGTAAACAATCAATGATGATTGATGAACAAAGACGCACAAGTTTTTCTGAGGGTTGGAATCAAGCATTTAGACAATATGCATGGGATGCACAAAACTATTCCAAGATGGGTGCTGATGCTTTTGCCACATTTGCAAATGGCATGAATTCAGCATTGGATAATTTTGTAAAAACAGGCAAACTTAACTTTAAAGATTTTGCACAAAGCGTAATTCAAGATTTAATTGCAATCCAATTAAAAGCGCAAGCAATGTCTATTCTTAAAATGTCTGGTTTAGGCAGTATGTTTGGCATGGGCGGTGCAACCATGACAACGGGTGCATTTGAATATGGCATTAGTGCATCTGGTATGTATGCAGATGGTGGAGACCCGCCAGTTGGTCAACCTTCAATAGTGGGTGAGCGTGGTCCAGAATTGTTTGTGCCTAAACAGGCTGGCACAGTCATTCCAAACAATACCCTTCAAAGTATGTTGGGCGGTGGTAGCAATCAACCAAGCATTACCTACAATGGTCCATATATCGCAAACATGAGTGCGATTGACACACAATCAGCCACACAATTCTTGGCTAAAAACAAAAGCGCAGTTTGGGCGGCAAACCAAACCGCACAACGATCATTGCCACAAAGTAGGTAAAACATGGCAACTATTACAGACATTCTTGCTATTGCTGAATCGGTATCTATCAATGACCAGCGATTTGTTGGACAAGTTATTTCGCGCAACCAACGAATTTCTACTTCTGAAATCATCACAGTTGTGCCGTTTCAGTTTGAATTTAAACCAAACAATTATTTGCAATACAGCAAAAATCGTGGATTGCTTGCAAACCTTCGCTATTACGACAAAGCCTTACCGCAATATTTAAATTTTGGTTCTACTGGATGGGTCAATTACATTGCTTATCAAGGTGACATGACCAGTTCGCAAATTGCATCTTGTCAATGGCAAACCAGTTCTTCTGCAAAGAATATGGTTCTTGGAAACTTACCATCTATTTCTTCTAGCGCATACATTGTTAAAACTGGCGATTTTTGCCAAATTGGTTTGTATTCTTACATTGCAACGGCAGATGTTTTGCGTGGTTCTAGTTCTACTGTCACTATTCCCGTGCATAGAAACCTAATCAATGGACCATTGGGAAGCGTAGTCAATGCGGTTATAGGGCAATACGGCACAACAGTTTCTATGGGTGGCAATACCTACACAGGCGTTACATTTCAGATTGTTTTGCAACAATATCCAACTTATACGCTAGTACCAATGACTAACGATTCATTTGTTGCGTGGAACTCTACATTTAAAGCATTTGAGTTAGTCCTATGAATGTTATTGCACCCGTTGAAAATACAAGCAATATTCGTTATGCGGATTTTGTTCAAGTGATTACGCCAACTGCAACATACCGATTTGCAACTACGCCAACAGCATTGACCATTTCTGGCATTGGGACATTTGACGGGCTTGGTTCTTTGATTGGCATAGGCGAGGTTCAACGCGACATTAAATCAACGGCTAATCAAACATCCATCACATTGGTTGGCATTGATACGGCTTTGCTTGGTTGGGTGCTAGGACAGGAAATTAAAGGTTCACAAATAACAATGTGGAAAGGTTTTTTTGATACAGATGGCAACCTAATTACTGGCGGTGGAACAGGCGGTCTATATCAATATTTTTACGGCTATGTAAACACTTTTACCATTAGTGAACAATGGATGGAAGATGCAAGAATGTTTGTAGGCACTATTGCCGTAAGCGCATCTAGCATTCAAATTATTCTGCAAAACAGAACAGGTGGCAGATTTACCAATGATGCAAGTTGGAAGTTTTACAACCCAACAGACACAAGCATGAATCGAGTTGGCTTTGTTTCTACCATCTATTATCCATTTGGGCGAAATGTATGATTCGTTTAGCCAATAAATTTGACAATGAACAAATTAAAGAATTTCTAAAAGAATTTCACAGAAGGCATGGCAATGCGCTATCGCTACACATTGACAAATGGTCTGGCAGTTTTGTTGACGAACAATTAACCAAAATCTATGCTGGTCTTGGATTTGTATTGATTGCAGATGATGGATTTCTTTGCGCTATAAAAGCCCCATGTTTCTGGATACCAAAACTTTGGATTTTGCAAGAATCAATGTGGTTTAGTACAAGCAAAAAAACAAGCGTAAAACTAATGAAAAAATATATAGAAATTGGCAATGAAATGAAAGCACGGGATGAAATCGTGGAGTTTTACATTTCCAATTTTTCTAATGCAGATTTGTCTAAATTTGGTGCAACCAAAGTTTGTAATGATTGGGTAATTTAAATGTCTTTTGCACTTTTACCTATATTAGAAAGTGTTGGAATTGTTGGAATGACCGCACAAGTTGTGGCATTTGCCATTTCAATGGTTGCATCTTCTATTGTGTCAAAGGCTTTTGCTTCAGACCCGCCAAGACCAAATGCCAATGAAGCATCATTAAATACAGGGGCAAACTTACAAGTTGCGCCAGCCACAAACAACAAATTGCCGATTGTTTATGGCAGAACTTATGTTGGTGGCACGATTACAGATTTAAGCATCACATCAAACAATCAAGACCTTTATTATGTTTTGTCTATTTGCGAAGTGACTGGCGGTGCAAGCCCAGACACAATTACATTTGGCAACATTTATTTTGGTGGAAAACTTTGTGTCTTTGATGGCACAGACCAGACAAAAGTAGTTGGATTAACAGACCAATCAACAGGCACAACGGACAATACAGTTAGTGGACATCTGTATATCTATTTATACAACAATGGCTCTAATAGCCCAGTCAATTCGTCTACAAGCGCGATTACTGTAATGCAAACAAGTGGTTTGACATTTACTTGGGATTCAACAAAGTTAATGAGCAATTGTGTGTTTGCAATTGTGCATTTGAACTACAACCAAAACGCCAACATCACAAATATCCAACAAACACAGTTTGAAATTATCAATCCGCGAAACAGCGCGGGTGATGTTTTATATGACTATTTGACCAATAGCCGTTATGGTGCGGCAATCCCTGTGGCGCAAATAGACACAGCAAGTTTGACTGCATTAAACACTTATTGCAACCAGACTATTACATACACGCCTTATTCTGGTGGCTCTGCTACGCAACCCAGATTTAAGATGAATGGCTTTGTGGATACTACAAAGACCATCATGCAGAACCTACAAGACATGGCTAATTCATGCGATTGTCTTTTGCAATACAACGAAATCTATGGTGTGTGGTCGGTTATTGTGCAAAGCCCGTCTTACACAGTAGCAATGGACATAAACGATTCAAACATGATTTCGTCTATCAACATTTCTACGCTAGACATTTCTAACACCTACAACATAGCGCAATGTCAATTCCCAGATTTGTCAATCAACAGCGCATTTAATACAACGCAGATTGACTTGGCGGTGGTTGCGCCTTCATTGCTTTATCCCAATGAACCGGTGAATATGCAGACGATTCAATTAAATCTTTGCAACAACAATGTCCAAGCGCAGATGCTAGGAAACCGATTTTTAAAGTCTGCACGGATGGATTTGCAAGTTACTTGCACAGTTGGCTATATCGGTCTGGAACTGAATGCTGGCGATATTGTCACAGTCACAAGCGTTAATTATGGCTGGACAGCCAAGTTGTTTAGAATTACAAAAGTGATTCAAAAGTTTGGTCAAGATGGAGAAATCACAGTTGATTTAACTATGACCAACTATGACCCGACTGTGTTCAATGATGCCAACATTACGCAGTTCACGCCTTCTGCAAATACTGGTCTGCCTAATCCAAACATCTTTGGAACTATTCCAACCCCAACAACTTCAAACCTTTTAATTTCTGCGCCTGTCCCATCTTTTCAAGTTAATGTAACTACATCTAGCGCGGGTATCACGCAATATGCGGAAGTTTGGTATTCGGCATTTTCTAGCCCAACAATGTCTCAAATGATATTTGTTGGAACTACTGCGGTGCAATCCAATGGCACACCCTACGGCAACAGCGTGGCAATGCCCCCAGTAACAGTTTCTGGATTAACTGCTGGTAATTGGTACTTCTTTAGTCGCATGGTCAATTCTGTGGCTAAGTCTGCATTTAGTTCTGCAAGCGCGGTGCTAAGTTGGAGACCTTTAACTTTCCAATATTCTGCCCGTTATTTAAGCATTGCTTATGCAACAAGTGCAACAGGCACGGGATTTAGTTCTAGCCCCCGTGGTGGCAAAACATACTTTGGCGTTTACAACTTAAACAATCCAGTATTTTCCACTTCGCCTTCTGATTACAACTGGTATCCAGCAAGCCCTACATTTGGCACAACTAACTATTTGCTTTGGAATAACAGGACAAATAATCTAGTTAGTTTTTCAACAGGCAATGCAGATTTTGCGGCTGGTTCAGCGCAGTTTGTCCCAACAGACACAGCCAACTTTGACCCAACTACATGGAACGGGCTAGAAGATGGCTACAACCTTCTTGACCTTAATGTTAGAACAGGGCAGTTAATCCAAACTGGAACTACAACAGTCGGTACAGGCGAAATTGCCATTAGCAACAACCCACAAGGTCAAGTAGTTGCATCTTTAGCGCAATTGCTTACCTTTGCTGGTGGGGCTTATACCAAAACTTCTTCAGTAGCAAGTTTGACCATTGATATTTATGGTCGCGTGGTGGGATTCTCAGCCCCAGATGCTTTTTATTACACAATGACCGCATTTACGGCATCTAGTGGGCAAACAGTATTTAGCGTAAGCCGTGGCGCAGAATATAAAACTGGAAACTGTTGGGTCTTTAGAAACGGGCTTTTCCTAGATGCAAGCGATTTTACAGATGCATCTTCTACTGTAACTCTTGGAACTGGCGCAACTGCTGGAGACATTGTTACTGTCATTTCTTTTGCATCTGTTGGCACAATCAATTTGGCTACAACAGGCGCATCTGGCACGGGTTCTGTGGCTACATTAACATTTGCAACTCAAACAGTCGCGCCATTTACAGTAGGACAAAGCATTGTTGTGGCTGGAGTTACGCCAACGGGCTACAACGGCACTAAAACTGTCACGGCTTGCACTACATCTTCAGTTTCATACGCAAGCACCACAACAGGCGCACAAACTGTTGCTGGAACTATTGTCCCGTCTAATCAAACCTACAATTCATTTAGTCGTAATTCTGCAACTTTGAGCAATCAAGGTTCTTATACGGCATCTGGATTTACTATAAATAGTGGATATGAACTAATGTTTTTAAACGGCACAGTCGTAAACGCACAGGACTACAACATTGTTGGACAGGATATAAACTTTGTAAATGCTTGCACGGGTGATTTACAGATTATCCAATGGTCAAACAATAACCTTGGCGTACCCAATGGAACGCCTGTAAACATTGATGCATTCACTATTTCTGGACAGGCTACATATCCATTTACTTATGATATAAACGCAGTTAATATTTGGAACAATGGCACATTATTGCTGGAAACTGTGGACTATGGCGTGGCTACGGGAAGTTATACACTTTCCACTACGCCAACAGTCAACACAAACATTTTGGTTCAACAAACATTTACTAGGACAGGGGCAGTATGACGCAAGCACTTAATTTGGCAAACTTTGCCAACAACTTAAACACAAGTGGGGCAACCTCTAATGCTGGATTGCAAAACTCTGCGGTCACAGTAACGGCTGGAACGGGTCTTTCTGGCGGTGGTTCTGTTGCTCTTGGTAGTTCTGTATCTTTAGCAAATGCTGGAGTTACATCTGTTGCGGCTGGTACTGGAATATCAGTAAGCGCGTCAACTGGTGCAGTTACTATTAGTGCATCTGGCGCATCTGGCACAGTTAGTTCAGTAGCAACAGGCAATGGATTGCAAGGTGGAACTATTACTACTACTGGAACATTAAGTGTTGCTTGTCCATCATTTAATACTGTTGGAAGTTATGCTTTTGTTGGATTGATTCATCCCAGTGGTACTGGACCTACTTCTGCTTCTTCTGGAAGTAATTATTCTGCTGGTAATGGTAAAGGTCAATTAGTTTCAAGTGCATCCTCTCCTACTGCGGTAAGTCCTCAAACAAATAATCTATCTGGTAGTTGGAAATGGATGGGTGGAAATCTTACAATTGGTGGTACTGCTTCTTGTTGTCCTACATATGTAGGTAATGCTATTGCTTGCCGTGTATCTTAAAGGAAAATAAATGTTAACAATTGAATATGCAAAAAATCCAGTCTGGAATAGTGCGGAAGGCGATCAAATTTTTCTTCTAGTAAAGTTTGAAGAATTTGAAGAAGAACATCCATTTAATGCAACTTCATTTGACCCAATGCCTTATGGTGTGGATTTATACAATCGTGCAAAAGCAGGTGAATTTGGAGAAATTGCTCCGTGGGTAGACCCGTTTTTAGCAACTCAACCACAACCACATACGACAGGCTCTCAAACTCTATGACCTACGGGATTTATCCAAATTCATCACCTGAGTTTCGTATGTTTCAAAAAGCAGACGGAACAATGGTTATGCAAGTTAGGTATATCAACGCACCAATGGGATACACGGGCAAATGGATGGATATAAAAACGGAGAAAGAAAATGATAAAACGAATCAGCCCGTATCATCAAGTCACTTATGATGGCGCAACCTTAAGCATATTTCATGCTAACAAAGGTGAAGGTTTACCAATTCATGAACACATTTATTCACATTTAATTGTGTGTCATTCTGGTAGTTGCATCATTCGCAAGGAAGGCATTGAAAAAATAGTAAACAAAAACACACAGCCAATAAATCTTAAGGCTAACGAATGGCATGAAATTGAAGCCTTGGAAGATGGAACTGTTTTTGTAAATGTATTTGCTGAAGGAAAATATTGATTGCTTTTTTAATTTCTGCCATAATAAATCAACCCTGAGAGTGCTTGGGGTAAAGCCCTAGAAAGGGGAGAAATATGGCGATATTTGCCAAGAATGTATTAACGCAAGTTAGTGGTTTTGACAACCCTATTATTGCTGGTGAACTGGTCTACAACCAGAAAACCTTTTGGAATCTCACCATGTCAACGGCTGGTGTGCCTGTTGATTTAACAGGTGCAACGATTGACGCATCTATTCTTAGAAGACAAATAAGCAATCTTGTAGACACAAGAAATGGTTTGTCTTTTGATATTGCTGATTACACAGTATCAACACCAAGCGCGGTAACGCTAACAATCACAAATCGTAGTGATGCGGCTGGATTGTTTACGCTAGTAATTGACGAATCTGCATGGTCTGTCATTTCCACAGACCCACAATTAGACATTAACGCGGCAAATCCCGTGGCGTTTAGCGGTCGCATTAAGATTAGTTTTCCTACTTCTGGAACGACTCCAGCACAAGATTCAATCATCTTTCTTTTATTCTTGGTTCGTTCTGATGGAGTTGTGAATTGATATGGCAACAACTCTTACCATTGCAAAGGGTGAACCTAGTGATGTGAATGTGACAGTTAACCAGACAGATGTTCTGGTTGCTGGTCAAAATAATGTCAATGTAGAAGTCACGCCAGCCCCAAGGCTAGAAATCAATGTCGATTACGGCATGATTGGTCCACAAGGCGCAACAGGACAAGCGGCAACGATTGCCGTGGGTACGACCACAACGGGTGCGGCTGGCTCTAGCGCATCTGTCACTAATTCTGGCACTTCATCTGCCGCAGTTTTTAACTTTACTATTCCCCAAGGTATCCAAGGCATACAAGGTGTCAAAGGTGATACGGGGGCAACTGGGGCTACGGGTGCGACAGGCGCAACGGGTGCTGGTGTTGCAACGGGTGGAACAACTGGACAAGTTTTAGTTAAAGCAAGCAATGCAAACTATGACACCACTTGGTCAACAATTACTGGAACTTTGAGTTATCAAGGCGCATGGGATGCATCTACTAACTCTCCAACTCTTACATCTAGTGTTGGCACAAATGGTTTTTACTATGTTGTAACTGTTGCTGGTTCTACAAATCTTAATGGAATCACAGATTGGCAAGTAGGCGATTGGGCTATTTTCAATGGTTTTATTTGGCAAAAAATTGACCAAACAAACTTAGTTACTTCTGTTGCTGGTCGTACTGGTGCTGTTACTTTAACAACGGCAGACATTGGCGGCTTGGGTACTATGGCAACCCAAAATGCCAATACTGTTTCTATTACTGGTGGAACAGAATCAGCAGTAACGCACACAAACGATACGATTGGAAATTATTTAACATACACGGGAATAACTGCGCCAACTTATGCAGAAGGTCGTGTTTGGTATGACTCTACTTCCAAGGCTTTGGCTTACTACAACGATGTAAGTAGTGTTACCGCGCACATAAGCCAA